ATGAATCGTGAGGAATACTTCGATTTCCACAAAAAACTATGCGAAGAGGCTTTGTCACTGTCCATCCGAAAGAACCATGATTATTCCGGCGGTCAGGACGGGGCCGACCCGTTCCTAAACTTCAAAGCTGTGGAACACATGGGAATGGGCGTGTCAACTGAACAGGGATTCTTGGTGCGTCTTGCTGATAAGATCCGTCGCCTCAGCGGTTTCTGTCGAACTGGTGAGTTCAAAGTGAGCGATGAATCCTTCAGGGATACCATCATTGACGGCATCAATTACCTTGCTTTGTTGGCGGCATACTACGAATCCAAAGAAAGAGAGGGCTAAATGGCTTCCCCTATGAAGAACTTTCCTGAAGTCTCGAAAGCCCTTCTGGATGCTTTAGACAAGCGTTTCCCTGATCGTTGCCCGAATGAGGGCATGAATGATCGTGAAATCTGGATGGAAGTGGGATGTCGCCGCGTGGTGCGATTCTTGCAATCGGTGTATCAGGAGCAGAACGAAACGAGAATGGAGTCTTCTCTCGATGTGCATTAGTACGCCTGATATCCCACCCCCACCTCCTCCACCCCCACCGGCCCCACCTCCTCCTCTTCCCCCCCAAGAGCGTGTGCGTGCTGCTGCCGGAGCTGGTCCGAAAACCCGTTCTCAATTACGCAGAACTGGCGCACGATCACTGCGAATCCCGTTGTCCGGTGCTGGCGGCGGTTCTGGCTTGAATGTGAGTTATTGAGGTACTAAATGAAGACCGCTCAGTCCATGTATGACTCCCTCCAGACGGAGCGGTATTCGTACCTCGAACGTTCCAGAGACGTTGCCCAGCTCTCCATCCCGACCTTGTCGCCAGAGGAGGGCGCGACCTACTCCACCAAGTTCCCTACCCCCTATCAGAGTGCTGGAGCCAGAGGCGTAAATAATCTGGCTTCGGCACTTCTGTTGTCTCTGCTTCCCCCAAACTCTCCATTCTTCCGCCTGACGATTGATGACATGGCGTTGCAGGAACTCGGGCCTGAAGCTGAAGAAATCAAGACAGAGATCGACATTGCATTGTCCCGTGTTGAACGGGCTGTGATGCGAGACATTGAGACCAACAACATCCGAGTTGCGATGTTTGAGGCTCTCAAGCAGCTTGTTGTGACCGGAAACGCACTTGTGTATTTACCGAAAGCAGGTGGTATGCGAGTCTTCCGGCTGGATCGGTACGTCGTGAAACGATGCCCTCTGGGCTTCGTTCGCACCATTGTGACCAAGGAGTCGATTGCTCCAACCATGCTGCCTCCTGAGGTCCGTGCATTGGTGGACGGCAAGGATTCTGATCTCGACACCGTTGACTTGTATACCTGTGTCAAGAGCATTGATCCTGATACCTATGAGGTATACCAGGAGGTCGGCGGTCAGGAAGTGCCTGGTTCAAGAGGAACCTTCCCACGCGATAAGTCTCCCTACATCGCACTTCGGATGAACCGTGTTGATGGTGAGTCTGACGGTCGTGGATACGCCGAGCAATACTACGGCGACCTGAAGAGTCTTGAGGCTCTCTCGATGGCGGTTGTCGAAGGTTCGGCGGCTTCTGCCAAGGTTGTGTTCTTGGTCAACCCGAACGGAACCACAAGAGCAAGAACGCTATCGGAGGCCCCAAATGGAGCTATCAGGGAAGGCAGTGCTGCGGATGTGTCTACTCTGCAAGTTGGAAAGCAAGCCGATCTGCGCATTGCGTACGAAACAATCAACCAGATCAACGAACGGCTTGCGAACGCGTTCCTGCTTACTGAAGCGACCATCCGCCGTGCTGAACGTGTCACCGCAGAAGAGATCCGACTAGTCACTCAATCTATTGAGCGACAGCTCGGGGGCATCTACTCGGTTCTTTCCCAAGAGTTCCAGTTGCCTTTGGTGAATCGAATCATGGATCGCATGGAGAAGACTGGTGTTCTTCCACAGCTTCCGAAGAACATTGTCCAACCCGCGATTGTCACCGGCATCGAAGCCTTGGGTCGTGGTCAGGATCTCAACAAACTCGATGTGTTCTTGGCAGGCATCGCCCAGCAACTTGGGCCGCAGGCTTTGGGTCAGTTCTTAGACCTTCGGGAATACATTGATCGACGGGCGGCATCTTTGGGGATTGATACGGAGAAACTCATCAAGAGTCAAGAACAGATTGCTGCGGAGCAACAGGCTCAACAGCAAGCCGCATTGACTCAACAATTTGGCCCCCAAGCCTTGGATCTCTTCGGTAAACAACAACTGAAGCAGATGGATATAGAAAAAGAGGAACAACCTAATGACTGATCGTGTTCAAATGGAAACCAACGCTTCACCTCAAATCGACGAGGTGATGGCTCAGTCCACTCAACCAGCCGCCGAAGAGCGTCCCGAGTGGCTCCCAGAGAAGTTCGAGTCCGCCGCCGATATGGCAAAGGCATACTCTGAGTTGGAGAGCCGTATGGGTTCCCAGGCACAACCAGAGGCTCAACCAGAGCCAACCGAAGATGTCGATCCTAATGATCGCTCTGCGTTGTCTATGGATGACATCCGCCCGTTCTCTGAAGAGTTTGCCGAAAAGGGCGAACTTGGTGAGGACTCTTACCGCAAGCTGGAAGAGTATGGATTCCCCCGTGAACTGGTGGACAACTACATCCAAGGCATGGCGGCATACTCTCAGCAACAATCGTCTCAGATGATGGCTGCTGTGGGTGGTGAGGAGACTTACAACCAGATGACTGAGTGGGCCTCAAAGAATCTCAGTGAGGCTGAGATCAACGCTTACAACTCCATCATGGACAGTGGCGATCCTTCTCAGATTGATATCGCTGTTCGTGGTATGCACGCTCGGTTCTCCGCGAACGACACTGAGCCATCGCTTCTCCAAGGGGAAACCACGAATGTCTCTAACGGGTTCCGCTCGACTGCTGAAGTCGTGGCTGCGATCAACGATCCTCGGTACAGCAAAGATGCTGCGTACCGTGCGGATGTCCAACGTAAGATCCAAGCATCGAAGGCTCTCTAATGAAAACAAGCAAAACAGTTGTAGGTCTGGGTCTGATCTGGATCTGTCTTGGGGTAGGGATCTACTTCATGTCCGGTTGTTCTCTTGATGATGTCATCAAGGTGAATGTTCCCCGTGGTGTTCAATCGGCTACCCGAACGCCATCAACAATCAAACTTTCCGAAGCTGAATACACCTGGGAAGAGTGGCAGAACTTTGTTGAAATCAACACTGCCCAGTTCCAATCAGAAATCGACGATGCCAACCAAGTCTGGGGCGTTGCCGCCAGCGTGGTGAACATCGGTGCTGATTCAGCTTCCGGCCCACTCTCCCAACTTCCAGGCGGAGCGGCCCTTGTGTCGGGCCTGTCTCTCGCCACTGGTCTCTTCCTTCGTCGCCCCGGCGATGCCAAGCGTGAGGCCAAGGAGAAGGAACGATCATTCAATGCCGGTTTGGCTCAGGGCAAGGCTCTGATCGAAACGGCTATCAAATCTTGACCCTCTTAGGGTCGCCATAAGCAGGCCCGCTGCGGCGGACAACTTGACTGATGGGCGAATCTAACGGTCTGTGTGTGTTTTCTAACTCTATTAACCCTTTATAGGAATCTTTCCAATGGCTGACGCTTCTGTCACTCGTCTTGGTCAGGACGGCCTTGCGGGGGTCACAGACGCTCTGTTCCTCAAGGTATTCGCAGGCGAGACTCTCGCTGCCTTTGAAGAACGGAACGTGATGATGCCCCTCCACTCTGTTCGGACTATCACTTCGGGCAAATCTGCCCAATTCCCTGTGTTCGGTAAGGCCATCGCCAAGTACCACACCCCCGGTGCGGACATCATTGACGATGGATCTGAACTTATCGGCATGACCGAGCGAACCGTCTCTATTGACCAACTCCTTCTCTCGAAGGTCTTCATCGCCAACATTGATGAAGCAATGGCTCACTACGACGTTCGTTCCATCTACTCCCGTCAACTCGGCTTCGCTCTCGCGGAACATGCTGACGAGGCTTGCATCCGTACCGTCATCGCAGGTGCGCAAACTTCCTTGACCACGCCTAACCCTGTTGAGCAGGGCGTGACTGGTAAAGAAGGTGCGATCCTGACCGGCGGTAACACTGGTGATGGCATCGTTGATGACCTCATCGAAGTGGCTCAACGGATGGATGAGGCCAATGTGCCTGCTGATGACCGGTTCGCTGTTCTGACTCCAGCCGCTTACTACTCAGTGGTTGCTGCTGCTGGTGGTACTGATACCGCTTCGGCTGTCATGAACCGCGACTTCGGTGGTACTGGTGACATCTCCACCGGTTCCTTGGTCAGCGTTGCTGGCATCCGCGTGTTGATGTCCAACCACGTCCCAACCGCGAACGAAACCACTGGTACTGATTCGGCCTTTGAATCGTCCAGCATCGCCAACGATGTGTTCGCTGGTAGTGGTGTGGGTTACGGTGGACTCAACTTCGCCAACACCATCGGGATTGCGTTCCAACGCACCGGTCTCGCAACTGTGAAGTTGTTGGATCTCGCTCTTGAAACTGACTACTTGGTTCAGAATCAAGGCACTCTGATGGTTGCCAAGTACGCCATGGGTCACAACTTCTTGCGTCCCGAGTGCTGCTACCACCTCAAGTCCGCCTAATAGCGGAACCTTTCTCCTCTTCTCGGGTAGGCTCACTTCGGTGGGCCTGCCCATTTTTCTAAAGGAACCCTATGGCTCTCGCAAAAACTACAAGGCTTCAAGCTGTGAACACCATGCTGAGTACGATTGGTGAAGCACCTGTCAACACTCTTACCGGTACGGTTGGAGTTGATGTAGCAACCGCAGAGCGGGTTCTGGATGAGACATCTTTAGAAGTCCAGTCGATGGGCTGGCATTTCAATACTGTTCCTGAGGTTGAGTTGACACCGGACTCAGCAACAAAACTCATTACGGTGGCCCCGAATGTTGTTCGGATCGATGTTGAGAGTTCAGCAAAGCATGACTTGGTTCTCCGAGGAGATACGCTCTTTGATCGCAAGAACAACACCAACCAGTTTGATGAATCCATCAAGAAAGTCACGGTCGTAACGGCTTTAGATTTTCAAGAGATGCCTCAACTGGCCCGTCACTACATCACTATTCGAGCGGCCCGAATCTTTCAGGATCGGGTTGTTGGCTCAGAGAAGCACCACACCTTTACCCTGCGGGATGAGATGATGGCCTTGTCGAAGCTGAAGGAATACGAGATGGACACTGGAGATCACTCGATCTTCGACAACTTTACTGTTTCCCGTGCATTGCGTAGAGAGCCACCTATCAACGAGGTTCACTGATGGCCTTTATTTCTCAGACGGTTCCTAACCTGATCCAAGGTGTGTCCCAGCAGCCGGATTCTCTCCGGTACAACACCCAGGCTCAGAAGCAAGACAACGCTTACGGAACACCTGTGGATGGTCTAATCAAACGGCCCCACACTGAATTCATCAAAAAACTCTCAAGTGCTGATAACTCAGCAAACCAATTCTTTCATTCGATCAATCGTGACGAAAACGAGCGGTTTATTCTTGAGATTACCGAAGCATCGCCCAGCCCAATCATACAAATTCACGACACATCGGATGGAAGCACAAAAAATCTATTGGACCCATCCGATCCGCTCAACACTGGCGGGCTGTCTGCCCCGAATGGAACAACCTATCTGGATGCTGCTAATCCAGCCACGGCTTACAAGGCGTTGACCATCAGCGATGTCACGTTCATTGTCAACACTGAGAAGACCGTGGAGGTCAACTCGTCTTCACTGGGGTCTACTGGATATACCCTACTTGGGAGCGACTTCCGTGCTGCCACCACATCCAACGATGCAGTTTCGGTCACTGATTTGGATACCAGCTCGTTCGTTTACGGATCTGAAAAACTTGTTTTCCTCAAGCAAGCAGTCAACCAATCAAATTATCGCTTGGAGGTCTCTGCCACTGGTTTGGCTCCGGATGGATCGACTGTGCAGGGGGCGACTACCGGAACACCAGCAACACTCTCGATTGGACTTTTGACAGAAGAACTCGCAAGTGACGGGGACGCTGGTTCTACTGGTGTTGCCCAGCCAAACGGCACGGACGCTTTGGGTCCAATGAAAACCAACCCAGAAGCTATATGTGCGGCGTTTATGGGCATTCTGACGGACAATGATGAAAACAGCACAGGCGACCCAGGAACGGGTTGTCACTTTGTAAACAACAAAAATCGGTTTTCTGGTGTTACCGGATCAAGTAAGGTCACTGTTGAAAGAGCAGGGGACATGCACAACTCTATTGTTGTGCGGCATGGATCTCAGACAGGAACCGCCCGAGCAGGCAATGTAGCCGGAAACAGTAAAAGAGTCGGCGGCGTGGGTCCGTGTCTACATTTCGTTGGATCTTCTGGGATTGAGTTTGATGTCACCGTAACGTCTCCTCTTTTGGACACAACTGCTGTTGTTGTAGACAGCCTCAACGGTGTTCAATCTTTTGTTGATCTTCCCCCATACGCTCCTCACGGATTTATTGCAAAAGTCAATGGAGATCCCGAGTCGGCGGCTGATGATTACTACGTTGAATTTGTAGCAAACGATGAATCTTTTACTGGTGCTACAAATCGGTTTGGCCCCGGATATTGGAGAGAATGTTTGGGGGTAAAAAAAGCCGAGGTGGCTACTGTAGAAAAGGACCGTCCGGCTGGACTTGCGCAGTCATTCGATTTCTCCACCATGCCTCACATCCTGATTCGCAAAGCGAACGGAGATTTTGAATTTCGACAGGCTAACGGCATTGGTAATTTTCCGGATTTCAAGTGGGCTGACCGCAGGGTTGGAGATGATGAAACCAATCCGTTCCCTTCTTTTACTGATAAGAAGATCAGCAACATTTTTCTTCACCGAGGAAGGCTGGGCCTGACTGCTGACGAATCTGTGGTTATGTCCTCAGCAAACGAATTCTTCAACATGCACCGGACAACAATGACCACGGTTCTTGATGGAGACCCCATTGATACCGATGTGGCCTTCCGTAAGGTGTCATTGATTCGCCACGCGATCCCATTCAATCAAAATCTAATCCTGTTCTCGGATACAGATCAGTTCGCATTATCAGGATCTCCGAACCTGACTCCGGTTACTGCTCGGATTATCCCGATCACTTCTTACGAAAACGTGATTGATGCGATCCCAGTTCCCGCCGCCTCTAGCCTCTTCTTTGGGTTCAACCACGGAAACTTTGCGGGCGTTCGAGAGCTGTTCCCAACCGACTCTACAAACTTTGATGCTCTTGACATCACTGAGGCTGTCCCTGCTTATATTCCGGGCAAGGTCAGACAGTTCGCATCCTCAACTGACGAGAACATCATCGCTGTTCTTTCCTCAACTGAGACAAGCTCGATCTACATTTACCGATACTACGAGGTCGGAAGCGGGTCTCAGAAGCGGAAGATTCAGTCTGCCTGGAGTCGATTCACGTTTGGATCGGATGCGAACATTCGACACATCGCATTCATGGATGAAGATTTGTTCTTGATGGTTCAAAGAACCGATGGTCTTCACCTAGAGAAGATGCGGATTGAAACAAAGTTGGTCGATACTGGATTGAACTTCCGAGCCATGCTGGACCGTCGGATTACCTACGCAGGGACGGATGGAACGATTACAGCGTCATTCTCAGCATCGACTGGGAACACCACATTCACGTTCCCCTATGCCAAGCGGGGACGTAATCTTGATGGTCTGATCAACAATGGTGTTCGTGTCAATGTCGTGACTCAACCGTCTGATGGCGGGAATACCTTGGTCTGCGAGGGCGACCTAACGTCAAACACCATCTTCTTTGGTGAGGCTTATGAGATGGACTATGGGTTCTCCACGGCTTACCTCAGGACATCCTCACAGACCGCAGGTCAACAACCAATCGTC